TGCACCTGAAGTTGAATTTCTTAAAATATAAAAAGTTTGAACATCTAAAGGTATTGTTACAATTTGATTTCCTGTAATTGAGCCAGTAAAGTCAATCATTCTGTGACCAGCTACGTCACCAGTTCCAGAATCAGAGATAGTTAAAGCTGTAGTTTGTGCACCACCAGCAATTGATTGTGTTGTAAAACCACCAGATATTTGTTCAATAAGTTGTAAATTAGTATTAGTTTTTGAACCCCATGTACCAGCGTTTTCACCGGTTGCTTGAAGTTCAACACCTAAAGGTGTAAATGTTGATGCCATAATTTATCTCCTATGCAGCGTCACTATAACTTGTATTTGATCCAGTTGCAACATCCGAATATGTATCATTCGATCCAGTTGAAACATTACTATAAGATGTATTTGAACCAGTGTCAACATCTCCATAAGCAAATATATTTACTGCACCAACACTAAATGTTGCAGATTGACCAGTTAATCCTACCTGAATATCTGCTATAGATACAGATCCAACACTAGCACTAAATGATTGACCAGATAATCCAAGAGTCATATCATTAGGATCTAAAGCTCCAACACTAGCTGTTGCAGACTGACCTGTAGGTTGAGCTACGGCTCCACCTAATCCAACTATTGATCCTAATTGAGGTTCAATTGATTGTCCTGATAATACCACTGCATTGTTTGGTGCAACTGCTGTTCCAAGAGATGCAGACATTGAAAATCCTGATACATCAACTTGGTTACTAGAAGATCCAGTAGCAGTTCCTTGACTTGCAGTAAAAGAAAGTCCTGATGGTTGAACAGTATCGTTTGGTGCAACAGCTGTTCCTTGACTTAAAGTTGCTTCTTGACCGCTTAAACCAACAGTCATATCTGCAACCGTTACAGCTCCTAATGCAAACGATGCAGAAACTCCAGACATTGAAACATTAGCATCTGATTCTACTGCTAATGATCCAACACTAAACGATGCAGAAATACCTGATGGTTCTACAACTGCAGAACCTATCGCTGATAAAGAACCTACACTAGATGAAAACTCTACACCACTAATGTCAAAGTTTGGACTTAAACCAATTGTAATTGCAAACTCGCCCCAAGAACCTTGGCCATAAGTATTATTACCCCAGCCTTCTATACCCATGCTGGAACTTATTTCTTGACCTGTTAATGAAACTGTTACATCATTAAGATCTCCCCAAGATTGTTCATTCCAAGTCTTGGCTCCCCAACCTGCTCCAAATTTTTGATTTTCATTCCAATTAGCTTGGCCCCAGGTAAACCTGCCCCATCCTGAAGATACCGACATGGTCGGCCTCCTATGCTAATCTGATGATTGCGCTACTTGAATTTGCTGTAGGAAATTCTATTTTGAAAGTTCCGTTACTAGCCGTCTTGTCACCGCCAAATGCAATTACACAAACAGCATCAGTAGTAGATGAACCACCATCTGTTGTTGTATTATATATTAATGCACCATTTGCAGTGAAAGAAGCAGATGAATAAGTTACATCTGAAAAGTCTGTAAAAGCTGTAGTTGAAGATAATGATACACCAGAATTTGTAAGAGTTGCTCCACCTGCAGTGTATGCAGATCCTGATGTATTTGTAATTTCTTCTGATGTTGAATAGTCTGTTGTAGAAGCACCTAAACTTGCATCGCTATCAAATAAAGCAATTTTAAAAGTGTGTCCACCTGAAGATTCAAAACTGTGTTTTCCCTGTAAAAGCTCTTGTTTAAAGCTTGAACATATTGCTGATGTTATTGCCATAATTAATCTCCTGTTATGGTGACGGAGAAGGAACCGGGATACGGACTGTGCCGTCTGTGTAGTCGTCCCTTTTACGTCTACCAAGTTGCTCTGCAGCAAACTTCTGTACTTCTTGTTTATACTTTTGTTCGTATAATGTCAACATATCCATTGGGCCTTTTAAGAAGCCGTATGCCTCCACTAAACATGCATATAATAATCCATTTGGAAAATTAAGACTTATATAATTAGTATTATCGCCCTCTAAAAGATCAGGTGCTTTATCAAAGTGAACTCTAAATCTATATGTAGTGTTAGGAACTGGAGCAAAAGCTATACGTCCTGACGTAGTATCTGACTCTCCAGTAGCACCACCAAACATAGCATAGTATTTAGGTTGACCTTGCGCTGCAGATGTACCTGTTACATCTTGATATTCTTGTAAGTATGTATAATCTTTTTTCTCTAACCATCTATTAGCGCCCGTGGTAGCAGATCCGTTTGTGTCATAAACTTGTATACCTCTAATAAATACAGCTCCTGCAGGACAGTTAATAGATTCTTGTCCAGCAACTAAATTACCTAATTGTTGTTTTCTATTTGCATCTATTGGAATTTCTCTAAATATTTTGTATTGAGCATTTAAAATAATATTTTCTAAAACAGCATCTGTTAAAACATTTGAATCTGTTTCAGTATAACTTTTAATTTGTGTTTTTAATCCTGATGCGCTTAATCCTGCCATTATGGTGTTAGTGTTACCGGACCAGCCGATACACTTCCTCCTCCTATGTTTGAATTTGCAGTTGCTGTACCAGCAGCTGTAAATGTATAATTATTAGCATCAACTCTAGCAATTGTAAATCCCACAGATTTATTTAAATCTGAGCTTGTTAACCCAAGAGAGCCCTCCGCATTTCTAAATCTAACGACATCACTTGTAGATCTACCATGATTTTCTTCAAATACAGTTACAGTTGTGGAACCATTTGTAATTTTAAATGGATTTAAAGTTAAAACTCTAGCCACTGCTGGCTCTGTTCTATCAGGTCTTGCATTTAATAAACCTTGTGCATCTGCTGAATGTGATTTTGGTTCTAGTTGTGGGTGTTTCTTTTCAAACTCAGATGTGTGAACTCTAGCTCCATTCCATTCGATAACCATTTCAGAATATGGAAATTCTTGTCCTGATCTATCAGATATAAATTTAGCATATTTACCTGAAGATATTGCCATTATGCCTCCGGATAATAAACTTTAGGACTAATGTAAGTGCTAGATGATGAGCCGTCCTCTGATAAAGCTCTTTGTAATTCATCTTCATATAATAATTTTAATTCTTGAACTCTTTGTGGTGCATTTTTAATAGCAAGATAATAAGCTAATCCTGCACACATACATGGCACAAAACGATAAGGAACGTCAGTTGCATTTGTATAATCACCCACGTCTTGTATTCTTTTTACATAATAAAAATTTATAAATTTTCCTGCCTCACTAGACCCAGGTGTTAAGTATAAAGTTATTGTAACTTTATCTATAAATCTTTGAACAAAATATTGTGTTGGAACTCCAGTAGATGTTTTGTTTGATAAAGCTTGATACTGAGATCTATTAATTTTTGTAAGTGGTGTATCTATATTAGAGTTTCTAAAAGAAGCTTCTAATACATCATCAACCCCATAGACAGCTGTTGCATCAGATGTGCCATCTCCTGTAGATCTAAACATTGTATATACTGCTTGGTCTGCAACTAATGTAATACTATTATTTGCAACTTCCCAATAGTGTAAACCTCTATTAGCCCATTCTTGAAATAGAATATTAAGAGATCGTCTTGCAGATTTAAGTTGATATCCTGAAACGTTTTGTTGTCCAATACGCTCGTAAGCTTCTTCTACTATTTCATCAATAGAAAAATTTTTATCAAACGTTGCTGTCCCCGAGGTAGTGTTAGCCATTTAACCTCCTACTTGTCAATCAATAAAGTAGCTGCATCTATGTTTGTAATCGTAGAGACTTTCATTCCACCTGGAAATAAAATTCCATCTTCAGGAATGTTCATTGAAAAAACATCTCCATTAGGAACATCAGCTTGAAACAAAGTCGTGCTATCTGAATTATCTTGAAGAATTATAGTTCCAGCGCCACCTGCATCAGATGCAAGGACAATTCCTCTTAGTCTTGTTCTTCCTGCAAATACTGCTCCGGTAGCTGTAACTCTAACTGCTTTTACGTCACCCTTCATATTTTTGTTCTCCTTAAAATTTAAGCATGGGGCCGAAGCCCCACACTAAATTAATTATTAACTTACTGCTGCACTAAATGGTGTAGCTAAGTCACCAGTTCCACCAGATGTAACTTGAACGCCCCATCTGTTTGCACCAATAGCTTTGCAAGTTATGATTGTTCCAGCTAGTCCACCTGTTGTACTACCGTTTAAAGTAATAGTATCAGATGCTGCCGCAGTCATAAAACCTTCAGCACTATCAGTTGTGTCTGTGTCAACCATTAACGCATTACCAGTCATTGTATCACTAGCGTTAGCAACTTGTAAAACAAAGTCACCAGTTTTAGTTGTTCCAATATAGA